GAGAAATCTTACTACACACCCCTGTTTCCACATGTATTCTGTTGTTTCTGTCGCACGATTTGGCGGGTGTAGCCCACACCTTGCCGCTGTTCTTGCAGTTGCGCCTGCAGCCTATTGGCTCGGCTCCAAATTCACAGAATATTTGACGAAACGCAATGTCCAAAATGTCACTGTTTTCGAGGACTACACGCCTCAGAACGTTGTACACTCGGACAAGGCCTTTATCAGGGCCGGATGGCGCTTTGCATCCGGCACCAATGATGAAAAGTACCCTGCTCTTGTGGAATTGTGTCGTAAGAGACGTCCTCGGCGTCTTTTTACGGTAGATGACCTGAAGGGTGCTAAGCGCAGGCTCCGCTCGGCCCGCGCTAGGCCTATGAGACCGGCAATGAGCCCACCTGATGATGTCCCAGCGAAAGCTGGTTTCATCGGGAAGGTCAAAGTGACCAAGCACCAGCTTGGCACGTTTGACTGGTTTGAGACCGTCAAGCTGATGCTTGCATCCGCTCGTAATGGCGATCTCGTCCCTGAGACCACGATAAGCAGAATCAGGGCACAACAGCCGATGATTGGCGGAACCGAATTGACTAGTGGGGCTTACCGGCTCCCACGTAGTCAGCAAATCCGCCGATGGCTTGCACGTGCTTACCTTGATATTGCTGCGTGGTATGATAACTGTCCTGCTCTTGAGTCAGTTATTGTGGGCGAGATTATTCCTGTTCGCCAACTTCGTGATGAAGATGCTGACCACCGGGCTCCTGGTGATCTTCATTGCAAAGTGAAGCGCAAGGCCAACATTTTGTTGGCTAGGCTGGTCAACAGGAGTAGGTTGCTGATCCATGATGTTTTCTATGAAGCCAGTATTCTGGGTGAATTGAAGGCATTATTTCCGATACACCGTCCCAGTGTGTCGAATGAAGTGATGGCAACTGCTATTCGAGGGTTGGCGTTGTTGAATTTGGACCAGGAGTACGCAGATCGCGTCCGTACCGGGTCCATTGAGATGTACCGTCACTGGAGGCAGGTAGAACTGGCCCGGCTGGATTTTCTGGCCGGCCCGGGTCACAGCGAGTAGTGAAACTCCGTTCCTACTTGGCAATTTATGTCCATCCGTACCGTTTTTCAGACTTTGATGCGGTGCTTTTGCCATGTAGGGACAACAAAAAGCTCGTCCTTGACACGATCAAGGAGGGGCCGGATGAGAGGAGTAGATCTAAGGCGGCCAGAGCGTTCTGTCCTGTCCAAGGGTTGGGGCCACCCCTACCCGACGGCAAGGACAGGGAAACGATGTGGGAAGCTCTCCTGAAGCGCATGGGTCAGAAGATGCCAGATATCGATAAAGGGTTGTTACGCCAATTCCGGTCATTTGTCCGGGTTTGGTGTGCCAAGCACCTCCGACCACTGGATCATGACACAGACTTCAGCGTAGAATCATGGTTGGCAGACACGCACTATACTGAGAAGCAGAAGGAACGGTTCTTGTTCCTGTATGCTTCCATGATGGCTGGTGTAAGCAAGCGACCCGATGGTGTCACTGACAAGTTCTTACTTGACCTTTACGGTCAGACTGTCAACACACCTCGTGGCTGGGAACTGGGGATGTCTTTGATGGTTAGCCACTGGAATCCAAAGTGGTACAAGTGCAAATCCTTTTGTAAGGCTGAGTTTTATATGGAACCTAAACACGCGCGCTGGATTAATTCGCGCAGTGACAATTTCAAGGTTCTGTCAGGCCCAGTGTTCAAGAAGATCGAACATGCACTGTTCACCTCCGTGAAATCATTCATCAAAACAGTCCCATTACCAGACCGGGCCAAATATATTGACGACATGCTTAAGACAACTGGCGGCACATATTTCGCCACTGACTTCACGTCATTTGAGGCCGGGTTCCATCCTGACTTTGTTCGTTGCTGTGAATTGCAGCTGTACAAATACATGGTCAAGGATTGCCCACAGGTCAAAGGTGCTATGGACATTATCTGCCAAGCCCTAACCATGAAGCAAAGTGTCAAGGCTAAGGCATGCAGGGCACGTGTTGAGGGACGAATGTCCGGTGACATGTGCACAAGCCTTGGCAACGGGTTCAGTAATTATATGATAGCAGCATTTTGGGCGTACTTGAATGACTTTGAGGTGTGTGGTGTCTTTGAAGGTGACGACGGACTTGTCCGCGTCCCCAGCGATGCACTGGTCCCGCCTCAGTCGTTCTATGAGATGCTAGGCTTCAAGATCAAGATTGAACCCACCAGCAAACTGAATGAAGCTGGGTTTTGCAAACAATTTTACGCTGAGGGTCAACCTGAGAATCTCAGAGACCCTCTGGAGACCGTCCTGAAAGCGGGGTGGACGAAGTCGGCGCGCCGTCACGGCGGGGAGGAAGTCATTCGGGAACTTGCACGGTCGATGGGATTCGCGATACTGTGTGAAACACCTGCTTGCCCAATCTCTGCCAAAATGGGGCTATACCTACTTCGGGCCACGGAAGGTTCGTTGACGTCCAGACCTGAAGGCTGGTGGGAACACCAGCGTTTTAAGAACGTCAATTTGACAGCTTGTGTAGAACGAGCGATGGCTGGGCCCAGCCCAGAGCAGAGGCAATTTGTTTGGACCAAGTGGGGGATTTCACCACCTGAGCAACAACACATTGAGTCCTACTTTGATTCCCTCTCGGAGTTGCAAGAACTAACTGATCCGGTTCTTGTCAATCTCTGCCAGCAGCGGTTCCCATATTGGATAACCGTACGTCGCAACCTTAGCTGTATTGAACCGGCAAAATCCGCCTGGTGACTCGGGCAAAGAAAATTCGAAAAACACAAAAAACAGACCTGCACTCACGTGGAACGCACATGACTTGGATTTGGCTAATCACACCCGGCATGGGGTAGTACTTGCCAGTTAGCAACACCATTGTGTCATGACATCTCATTCCTATGAGGGGCATTGTTGTGGGTAACTTCGGAGATGAGGCATTGACAATCAGCGTCCAACCGCACAAGGGGGACCCGTAACAATTCGGGTAACAGCTTCGGCCCCTGGACTTAGTCACTAGCCACACTCATCCTAGGACCACACCAATTGTCAGCTCTTAGCTGGGGTGTTGTACGTTGTGGTGTCCGGAATGGGCCCCGGCGCTAACTTAATGGTAGACACCAAATCCACCGTGTTCCGCAAAGCCGAC